CTAGGTATCCTGTTAATAAGGATTCTGATGCCGATTCTTTTCGGCGTTCTGTTGGTAAGACGAAAGCTCTTAATGCAGCGCCTCCTCCGATGCGCGGCGGCTTTCGGCTCTGATGGTTTGTTTTTATCCTCTTAAAGCTTGGCAAACGGACGATGGTGCCGTTGTTTTTGCCGAGCGTGGGAAGGTCAGACGGTCTTTGACTCTTCCTTGTGGGCAATGTCGAGGTTGTCGTTTGGAGCGTTCCAGGCAATGGGCTATCCGTTGTGTACATGAAGCGCAGCTTCATGACTCGAATGCTTTTGTAACGTTGACCTATGACAACGAGCATGTGCCTTCTGACGGTTCCTTGCGGTATGTGGATTTTCAGCGTTTTATGCGGAAGTTGCGCAAGCGTTTTGGTTCCGTCAGGTTTTATATGTGTGGGGAATATGGGGAGACTACGTTTCGTCCCCATTATCATGCTTTGCTTTTTGGACTCGATTTGTTTGATAAGAAACCGATCGGGACTACCCCGAGCGGGTTTCCTCTATGGCGTTCTCCGATGTTAGAGTCCATTTGGGAGCATGGATATTCTTCTTTTGGTGATGTGACTTTTGAAAGTGCTGCGTATGTTTCGCGGTATGTGATGAAAAAGGTCACGGGTCCTAATGCGGATGAGCACTATACTAGGGTCAGTCCGCATACTGGTGAGATTGTGAAGGTGACTCCTGAGTTTACTAGGATGTCTTTGAAGCCAGGTATTGGAGCTCCTTGGTTGGAGCGTTTTGCTAGTGATGTTCTGACGTGTGATCAGGTTTCGTTGAGAGGTCGTAAGATGAAGCCTCCTCGTTATTATGATAATAAGTTGCGCGAGCAGTACTGGCAGCGTTTTGAAGATATTGATTTAGAGCGTTTTGAGAAAGCCATGGATATGGCGGATGATAATACGCCTGAAAGGCTTGTGGTTCGCGAGCAGGTGCTTGCGGCTGGTCTTAATTTTAAACGTAGAGGTTTGGAATGATTGTAATTGCTGTTTCTATTCGTGATAAAGTTTCTGAGGTTTTTGGTCAGCCTTTTTTTGTGCAGAATATTGGTACTGCTGTTCGTTCGTTTAATGATGAGATTAATCGTGAGTCTCCGGATAATATGCTTAATAAGCATCCGGATGATTTTGATCTATATGAGATTGGTCAGTTTGATGATTCTAATGCGGAATTGAAGCCTACTTTGATTCGGCTGATTTGTTGTGGCTCGGATGTATATCGTAAAAAAGGGGTTAACTAAATGTTTCGAAATCAGTCGGTTTCGTTAGATCATTTTTCTATGGTTCCGAGCGCGGATATACCGCGCTCTCGTTTTGTGATGGAGACTACGCATAAGACTACGTTCGATAGTGGTTTTCTGGTGCCGTTTTATTTGGAAGAGATTCTTCCCGGTGATACGTTTAGTGTTACGACGACTATGCTTTGTCGTATGGCTACGCCTATTTACCCTGTGATGGATAATTTGCATTTAGATACGTTTTATTTCTTTGTCCCTAATCGTTTGGTTTGGGATAACTGGAAGCGCTTTATGGGTGAGCGCGATCCTAATCCTAATTCGTCTATTTCCTATGTGATTCCTACGTGTGCTACTCCTTCTGGTGGTTATGCTGTTGGGTCTTTGCAGGATTATTTGGGTTTACCCACGGTGGGTCAGGTTACGGCTGGTAATACTGTCTCGCATAATAATTTGCCTCTTCGTGCTTATAACCTTATTTACAATGAGTGGTTTCGTGATGAGAATTTTATAAATTCTGCTTCGGTTCCTACTACTGATGGTCCGGATACGGCTTCGGATTATGTTTTGCGTCGGCGCGGTAAGCGTCATGACTATTTTACGTCGGCTTTGCCGGATGTTCAGAAGGGTACTGCTGTTACTCTTCCCTTGGGTGTTTCTGCTCCGGTTTTGACTAGTTCTACTCAGACTGTCTCTGGTACTCAGCAACAGATGACTTTCCGTGTTGCTGCTGGTGGTGCTGTTCCTAATACTGGTAAGCTTGGTATTGTTTCTGGTGGTTTGTCTCATGATGGACAGACTCACACTCCTTCTCAGACTCTCTATCCTTCTAACTTGTATGCTGATCTATCTGCGGCTACTGCTGCGACAATTAATCAGCTACGTCAATCGTTTCAGATTCAGCGTTTGCTTGAACGCGATATGCGTGGTGGTACTCGCTATACTGAGATTATTCGGTCACATTTTGGTGTTGTTTCTCCTGATGCTCGTTTGCAGCGTCCTGAGTATCTTGGCGGCGGCTCTGATCTTATCAATATAAACCCGGTTACCCAACAATCTGGTACGGGTGCTTCTGGTACTACTGCTCCTCTGGCTACTTTGGCTGCTTATGCTACTGGTGTTCAGAAGAATGGTTTTACGGCGTCTTTTACTGAGCATGGTTACGTTATTGGTTTGATGAATGTGCGTGCGGATCTTACTTATCAGCAAGGTCTACATCGTATGTGGTCTAGGTCTAGTCGGTATGATTTCTATTTCCCGGTGTTTGCTCATCTTGGTGAGCAGCCTATTTATAATCGTGAGATATATACTACGGGTACTGCTACTGATGCCCAGGTGTTTGGTTATCAAGAAAGATGGGCTGAATATCGTTTTCACCCGGCGAGAGTTTCTGGTCTATTTCGGTCTACTGCTTCTGGGACTTTGGATGGTTGGCATCTTGCCCAGCGGTTTACATCCCTACCTACTTTGAATCAGACTTTTATTGAGGAGAGTCCTCCTCTTTCCCGTGTTCTTGCGGTTGGTGCTGGCGCGAATGGCGCTCAGTTTATTATGGATTCGTTTATACAGATTAATGCGGCTCGTCCGCTGCCTATGTATTCGGTTCCTGGTTTGGCGGATCATTTCTAAAATGGGTTTGCTAGATGGTCTTAAAGGTGCTGGTGGCGACCTGTTGAAGGTCGGCGGTGATATTTATGGTGCGTATGAGCAGTCCGACAGGGCTGCTTCTGCGTCTAAGCTTGCGTATAAGCGTACGTTGTACATGTCTAATACGGCGATTCAGCGTCGTGTTGAGGATCTTAAGGCTGCTGGTCTTAATCCTATGTTGGCGTATAACTCCGCGGCGTCCGCGGGTAGTGTTGCTGCTGCTCCTATGACGGGTCCGGTTGGTTTAGGTCGTAATATTTCTACTGCTTTGGAGAGACAGGAATCTCGGTCTCGGACTAGTTCTAATGAAGCCTCTGCGGAGGCTGCGCGTGCTAATGCTATGAAAGCGCGTACTGAGACTGCGAATATGGCGGTTAATGCTGCGTTTACGGCGCAGCAGACTGCGCTGGCGGAAACGAATGTGCGCAGGATGGAATATGAGATAAAAGATATTGCTAGTCGGTTGCGTGACGATCCTGGTAGATATGCTGAAGAGCGTGATATTCGGCGTTTGAGTCAGCGGCTGAGTCAGTACACTGAGAATCAGGCTCGGCAGATGTCAGACCTCTGGGGAGGTACGTCTGGCGAGGTTTTGTCTAGAGTCCATGGTTATGGTCCTGCTATACAGGCTGGCGGTTCTTTGTTGGATGTGCTTGGCAATTTGGAAGCTATGGTTAAGAGGTTGAAGCGATGAAGATGCGTGCAGCGTTTGGTTATGACGTGGATGAAGCCTCTTGTGAGGCGTGTCTGGAGTGCAACGATCCTTCGCTCGCGGTTCAATCCGCGGCGCTGGATGCGGATATTAATGAGATCGTTCGTCGGTTTGGTGTGACTGGGCAGCTGCCTCAGGTTACGATGCCTCCGACGTTTGCCGATTTTACTGATGGTGTTCGTGATTATCATTCTGCGATGAATACGATTCGCGAAGCGCAAAATTCGTTTATGAGTCTTGATGCGGAAGTGCGTTTGCGGTTTAATAATGACCCCGGAGCGTTTGTTGCGTTCTGTGAATCAGATGGCAATCGTGACGAGCTCCGTAAAATGGGTCTGCTAAATGAAACGGTTAGAGATTTTGGAGCAGGTGATAATGGTACGGCAAGCGAAAGCGGTCCGAGCTAAGGATGCGTTGATCCTTTGGGGCTCGGATGAAGAGCGAGCAGGCTTGTCCTGGGAGCATATGAGCGATCCAGGCTTGTTCTGGGGTCTGGCGCTCATTTGGACGAGGTTGAAGTCATCGAAAGATGATGACACTCGTCGGAGTCTCTGCGTCTTGTTTCAGGGTCTTTTGGCGGAAGCTAATAGACGTTACGATGAGACGCTAGAGGCGCCTAGCACAGTTACTACTTGATGTAACTGTGCTAGGTGGACCTGGTGGGTCCACAGTGGCGTTAGCCACGAGAGGGGCGGGCTTCCGCCCCGTTAACTCTTAGATGTTTCTAGAGTGTTGTTGTTGTTCCGGTAGTTGCGTTTCCTCATGGTTCAGCTTCTACCGGCTACTGATAAACTTGTTTTATGTATAGGTGAATTTATGAACCCTGTTTCTAGGTATCCTGTTAATAAGGATTCTGATGCCGATTCTTTTCGGCGTTCTGTTGGTAAGACGAAAGCTCTTAATGCAGCGCCTCCTCCGATGCGCGGCGGCTTTCGGCTCTGATGGTTTGTTT